CTTAGTGAGGCTATTATGTCTAGCGCGGATAGGAACATTCTAATGTTCGTTAACGGAGATTGTACAAAATGGTCGTCATGTGAAACCATGGCTTCATTCATTGCCATGAATGAGGGCTTATTAGAAACATTTGGTCAGGACACAGTTGATTATAATCTAAACACATTCTGCGCATGGGGTAATAAGACTATACAGGTTCCTCAAGTTATACTTAAGAATCTTAGATTTAATTCTGAAAAGACAAATTATCTTAATGAGGAGTCTACAATTCATAGCACGCAAAACTTCCTTCAGGGTATGTTTAATGCATCATCATCTATGAAAGCCGTGATAGCAACAAATTTTGCCATTAGAATGTTTAACAAGAAGTATCCTGACATTTTTTTGCATTGCGGCCACTTAGAGCACTCAGATGACTATAGCTTGGTTGTCCGTGTTAAAAGTTTAGATGTATTTCACAAGTTTAGAATATACCACAAGTTATCACAGAAGCTCTTTGGAATAAATGATAGCATAAAAAAGACAAATATACAGTCTCATATACAAGAATTCATTTCGCTATTTTCATTTAATGGCCAGTTGTATTACCCCCACATCAAGAAAACAAAAGAGACAGGGACAAACCTATCATGTACAGATTTTAGGTCAGATTCTATGGCAATAATATCTAGAGCTTCCGAATGCATCAGAGTTGGTGTTCCTCTATCAAGTACTTACTTTATGCAAAGAGCCCATTGTGCTAGTGTGGCAGATGCTTACTCTCTTAGCCCCAATATGAGAAATTCAAGAGGATTTAGTACAGGCTTATTTTGCAGGCCTTTGGAGCTTTTCGGGTTGCCCGATATGTTGCCAATGGTAACTATATGTGCTAAGGGTAACATAGAGAACTACAGATTATGGAATTATGGCACTGAAGAGATAAAGAAGGTTATGAAAGGACTCTATAGACTTGGAAAAGATAATCTGGTCTCTGTGGATCTACCGAACTTTGGTGACCAAGACGACCTAGGTGAGTTCTATGCACCTAAGTTTAGCTATCCGCAGAAAAAGAGCAGGATAAAGGCAATCAGAAACAGTCTAGAACTAAGCAGAGATGAAGCGATCCGCTACTTTGAAGAGAATTTGACAGATTGTCTGGTAAAACCTATTGAGGTTAAACGATTTCAGACTTGGCTTAGGGCCATGTATTATAATAACTCATTCTGCTTAGCCTATAGTAGAGTAAGTAGGGCGACAATGTCACTTCGGCATTCTCTATTTTCCACTAAGCCTTGTATAGTCCCAATTAATGGAGAAAACTATGTCACTGTAAGAGAATACATAAGCCAGACTTGGGACATGGCTATAGATAAGTCTAATTCATTGAGTGCCAAAGACTTGAAGAATCTAACAAATTATGTGAAATGTTATAGCAGTAGCATTGAACTTTTTTATAATATGATAAAAGGTTCACAGTTGTCATTCCTATATACCAAACTGCCTAAGACCACAGTATCAAAGATGCCAGATCCATATATATGGTCAAACTTTGAGAATAATATTTCCAATGTGCTGCAGTACTTAATAAATCCAGAGAATTTTTATGCTGATAGCAGAATGTTTAATTCTGAAACATCACTGTATCGAGATGTGCAAAAACTCAATAAAAGTTACAATATAGATTTACTAAAGAAGTCAAAGCAATACTGCAGGACTGTTTTCAAAGAGGCTTTGGCGCAAAGCAAG